CTATTAAGTATCTCACTCTCATATTCTTTCACCTTCTCATCATTATTTTGTTTCACTTCATCAATATGTTTTTTCTCTAAATCATATTTTTGTTGTGTCAAATCTATATCATACTTTGTTACAGTAATAGATTCTTTATTGATGCCCATCTTTTCTCTAACAAGAGAATTCATCGTAGAGAAGATTTGAATATCAAGCAAGTCTTCAATGATAGCTCTTCTGTCAGAAGAAGATAACTGCATGAATGGTGTGAATGATGCTGAACCTAAAATTACAATCTGAGTAAATGATTTATAATTTAATTTAAGAATAAACTTCTCAAGGTATTCTTGATAGTCTCTTATGGCTGCATCTTGATTAACAAGTTCTCCATCACAATAAATCTCAAACACATTTGGTTTAATACCACGAATGACTTTGTATGATTTATTGTTTGAATCAAATTCTACTTCAACAACACAATCTTTTTGATTGATTGAATTCAGTAGTTGTGGCTTATTGATACTGCGAAAGGCTTTACCAAACAAGGCAAAACACAATGCATCAAGCATCGTACTTTTACCCGAACCGTTTTCTCCAACAACAAGAGTGTTGGAGTTATTATGTAAATTTATTTCAGTAAAATAGTTTCCGGTTGAAAGAAGATTCTTCCAACGTACATAACGAAAAATAATCATTCAGTTCTTTCAACATTCAAAGCTTCAACATAAAGTTCCCGCATAACGGTCTTTAGTTTTTCTGGTTCAACTTGAAGTGATAAATTATCAATATACTTAGATAGTATAGTCATTGTGTCTTCTGCTTGGTCAATGATATCTTGATCCATATCAATCAAACTATCTGTAAAGTCTTCAACGATTGATATGTCTGCTGCTTGAGCTTTGTATAAATTGTCAACGACAGTATCAAACAAATAAGGATTTTGTTTGTTGAGAACAACCACTTTGACAAAACTATCTTTGTGTTGGTCATAATCATATGTCTTCCAAAATTCAAAATCATTTACTGTATCATCATATGTAATCTTATAAAACATCTTATATGGATTAGGCACAAAAGTTAATTCTCTTGTATCAGTATCAAAGATATGAAATCCTCTTTGGTCATTATAATCTGCCCATGTCATTTCATATTGATTACCTAAATAGAAAATTGTTCCATCATTTGACTTGTGATGAAAATGGCCAGACAATACCATATCGAATCTATCAAACATCTTTTTGTCTAGACCTTCTTGACAAACATTACCACGATCCATTTCAAATCCAGCAATTTCAAAATGGCCAAAAACTAAATTAACTTCGGCATTCTTTAATAGATGTACACTTCTGTCATAGTTATCATCACATATCCATGGCATTAAAAGAATATCAACACCATCAAATGTTGCAATTCTTGGGTTCTCATAGATAAAAGGCTCATGTACTTTATCATATGTTGTGCAAAGATTGTTTACAGCATTTACTCTATTGGTATTCTTATAGTAAGTATCGTGATTACCAATCAGTATGTGTGTGTCAATATTGTTTTCCCAAAATCTATGCATGAATCGTTTTTGGAAATCATCTGCAATTTTATGATTGATAAATTTTCTGCGGTCAAGAACATCACCTAAATGGATACATGTTTTGATGTTGTGCTCTTCCAAATATGGGAAGAATATGTTATCCCAAAATTTAAAGAAATATTCATTGAATACTACACTATCACCTCTTGCACCAAAGTGAGTGTCATTAATTAAAGCTATTTTCATAAGTTACGATTATATAACAAACCAACTTGAATGTCAAGTAGATTCTGGTATATCTTCAATAAATTTTTCAAGACCTTTAACTTTGCCTTCTTTTTTCTTCCGTTTACTTTCTTCAAAGTTGAAAATGAATTCGGAAATATTATCATACATTTGAAACTGTTTCATATGGCCATCGGAATCTTCATACATTTCATACTCATCTAAGATACCAAACTGTTCAGTTGCCTTGTACTTAACATACAACTGTTTCTTCTCTTTCATAATTCTACGAAGGAAGGCAAAGTAAATAATCTGTGTGAAATAGGCAAATGGATTACTACTCTTTGTTGGATCAAAGTTACGAAAATACATTAAACAGTTTTCGATACCATCAGCAATCATTTCATCTCGGAAAGAATATGAAATGAAATTAGGCTTGCGTGATAGATGTTCTGCAATCTTTAGGAAACATTCACCAATGTAGTTTGGTATCCTAGGATCTTCTTTATCATTCTTTTTAGCTTCATCACATGACTTGCGGTACTCTACCAACGCAGCCAAGAAGTCGGCGTTATTAATGTAATGTTTAGGTTTCTTTTCACTCATGGGGATCTTTCTGTTAATCTTTTCGATTCATATACAGAATATACACTATTCCAGCAAGCTTGTCAAGCATCAATTAAAAGATGTACCTTTAAAACAGCTTGACAAGAGTTTGTGATTCATATACAATGAGGGTGTTCCGCCGTTAAGATTGTTATATGTTACCATAAACTGTGTTACGAATCATCCTGTAACCTTTAATCAGTTCTTGAATACCAGCATCTAAGCTCACCTGAGTCTTGAATCCAGTAGACTCAATCTTATCGTTAGACACAATGTAGTTACGTTGGTCCGGATCTTTCCCTACTTCTGCTTCCATAAAAGTAAATGTTGGAATATACTTTTGAATAGCTTCACACAGTTCTTTCTTAGAGATATTTGCTTCAGAAAGACCTACATTATATATTTCATTCTTCATGTTATCATAATTATTTAGGCCGTGTATAAAGGCATTTGATACATCAGCCACATGTACATAGTTTCTTTTAAAATGTCCTTCAAATAGAATTGTAAATCCGTCTTTAACGGCACGATGTACAAAATCATTTACCAACAAATCAATACGCATACGAGGCGACATACCGAATACAGTAGCCAATCTATAACTGATTGTATTTGGATGGTCAAGTAATCGTTTCTCTACTTCTACTTTATCTATCGCATAACGAGATATAGGATTCAATGCAGATTCTTCAGTACAATATGTACCTGTTCCATATGCACTATTTGTTGTTGGCATAATAACAATCTGTTCTTTCGATAGATTATCAATCATCATAAAGATAGCATCTTTATTTGTAGATGTAGCACCGATAGGATCTTTATTGCACAATGGTGCACCAACATATGCAGCCAATGGAATGATAACGTCTGCTTGTTTCAACAAAGGAAACACATCTTGTTTAAGACGAACATCACCATTATAAACATTGAATTTTTTATTTGCACAGAGTTGATTCAATGATGTTTGACCATACATGAAGTTATCAAGTACAGTTACATTATGTTTTTCATTCAATAATTTTGGTACAAGAGTTGATCCAATGTAGCCTGCACCGCCTGTCACTAATATATTTGCCATGTTATACCTTATTTAATATTTCACAAATTTCATGCACTTCAGTTAGTTGCATGGATGGAAAATTACCAATATAGAAACCAAAGAAGTGTACATGTTCTGTATTTGGAAACTGTAAGTGATAATCTTTCTTCACATAGTTTTTCAAATATGGTTGTCTTACTTGATTACCACCACCTGCACTACCTCTTCTAAACTCCACACCATTCTCCGTAAGTTTACCCATCAGTCTTTCGGCCAAAGCTTTATTAGGTTCTTTTAGAATAACTTGGAACGCATAGTTACTAGAACCTTCCATTAGAAAATCTGTTTGGTAAATTTTATCATTAATAGAATCTAGGAATCTTTGATGATTTCTATTGCGTAGTATAACATTATTATCAAGATTTGGCAACTGTTTGCGACCAAGTATACCACCAATTTCGTTGTTTCTTACATTGTATGATGGGTAGAAGAAGATGAAATCTGGATTCAATTCTGGATTCAATCTCTTATATGTATCTTTCGTTTCTTCTAAAGCAGCTTCACGAACCATACCATGTGAACGAAGCATTCTTAATGTTTCATACACATCTTCATCATCTGTACAAATCATACCACCTTCGATGGTAGTCATATGATGGGCATAGTAGAATGAGAAGTTAGACATCCAACCAATACTTCCTAACTTCTTGCCATTGTGTGTTGCACCATGTGATTCACAAACATCTTCAATCAAAGGAATGTTTAAACTGTGCAACTTACTAATCAACGTATCAGTAAGACCATCAAATCCTTGAACGTGGGTCATAAACACAGCCCTAGTTCTATCATTGATTGCACCAATAATTTTATCTGTATCCATTGCAAGAGTTTGTGGGTTAATATCAACAAACACCGGAGTGAATCCACATTGAATAACAGTTGCAATATCTGACACCCATGTCAATGGTGGAACAATAACTTCTCCACCTTGTGGGTATTTAATTTTAAGAACAGTCATTGACAAAAGATTTGCCGATGCACCTGAATTAACAAACACGGAATACTTTACGCCCAGCCATTGAGACCATTCTTTTTCAAACTCACGGCAATTAGGTCCGTTAGTTAAAATTGGATCATCTTGTTTAAGGTGTTCAATAACTGCATCTAACTCACTACGCAGAATATTGTTTCTCATCAATGGGTATTTCATTTTCTACCTTCTTTAATATATTGCACAGCAGGACCATCACTACTGAAAGCTAACCCTGATAGTTTGCCTTCAAATCGTTTACCAGTCCATCTCATTTCTAATTTCAAGCTCTTTTGAATACTAACACTCAAATATTTTTCTGCTTGGAAACTTAACACATCAACCATCATTTTTTTATCATTGTTTTCACAAATGATTTCACAACTATCACTAACATATTCACTCATAATAATCCTTAACTTGAATGTATAATTTGACTACC